AATCAGCAGGAGAAGAACTAAATGCAATCAGAAAGCGTATGTAAGGCCATAGCCATTGTCTGTCTGGTGGCGTTCATCCTGATTATCCTGGGGATATTAACGGGGGTTGTGCATGTGCAGTGAAGAGCAGGAACGCAAGCATTTTGAAGTTTGGATTCAGAAATGGTGGCCACAAACCAAAGGGAACCTTGATTGGTTGGATGGCGAATATGCAAACCATTTTATCAATTATGCATGGGCAGGCTGGCAGGCCCGCGCCAGACAGGAGAGCAATTACAGTTTTGACGAAAAGGCTCTGGAGTCAGCACGAAAAATAATGGCGCTAGTTTACGGGCAAATGCCGCCAGGCGGATCCGTTCAGCTACAGGCGAAAATTCAGGTCGAAATTATCGCCGCAATGCAGTGGGCGGCACCGGAGAGAAAATGACAGCTGAAATCATCCCAATTAAGCAGAAGCAAGACCACGCACAGGGCGTACAGGACGCTTTCACTCTGCTGAAAGTGCTGGTAATGGGCGGACACAGCCCGACAACAATTAACGATGTCATCCTGAAAGGGGAAGACAGCCTGACTAAGTTGCGGGAGCAGATAAACCGGAGGTGAGCCGTGAAACAAACCTTTTTGCTCCGGAACGCAAACGTCCGGCAGCACGTAATCAGCATCATCCAGCAACTCCCCACCGATAGCATCAAACCCCTACAGATAACCATTCAGGAAGACACCCGCAGCCTAGCGCAAAACCGGATGCTATGGGCGTGCCTGAACGATATCGCGTCGCAGGTGGTCTGGTATGGCCGGAAAATGGATAGCGAATCGTGGAAGCACGTTTTCAGTGCCAGCCTGAAGAAACAGGAAACCGTGCCTGGTATCGATGGTGGCTTTGTAGTGCTGGGCCAGTCAACCAGCAAGATGCGCGTCGGTGAGATGCGTGACCTCATCGAGTTAATCCATGCCTTCGGTGCCGAGCGCGGCGTCCGCTTCAGCGACGAATCCGCCAGGGCGCAAGAGTGGGCGTCACGATTTGGGAGAGCAGCGTGACAGACTTTACAGGAAGCCATACCCCGGCAGACATTCGCGATCTTTGGCAAACCCCGCCCGAGATATTCGCGGCACTGCATAAAGAATTTAATTTTGGTATCGACGTGGCCGCCAGCGATGCCAATCACCTGTTGCCATTTTATTTCACTGAGAAAGACAGCGCGCTGGAGCAAACATGGTCACCTCCGGGATTTGATGGCTATGTCTGGTGTAACCCGCCTTATAGCGATATCACGCCGTGGGTTCTCAAAGCAGCGGATCAGAACAAGTTCGGCAGCGTAGGCACCGTGATGCTCGTTCCGGCTGATTTCTCCGTGGGCTGGTTCCGCCAGGCGTTATTAAGCGTAAGCGAAGTGCGGATCATCACCGGCGGCCGACTGTCGTTTGTTCGCGCTGATACGAAGCAGCCGGTCAATGGCAATAACAAAGGCTCCATTCTGTTGATCTGGAAGCCAGCGGCAGCGACCACGCCCATCACAACCTACACCGACCGTGATTCACTAATGAATTATGGCCGGAAATTACTGACTCCAGCAGCGGAGAAAGCAGCATGAAACAACCACAAAGCAGATTCGGCGTCAGCGACAGAATGGCCTGGTTTAACGCAACCATGCCCCAGCGTTGTATCCACGTCACTACCGTACCGGCCATGCTGGCTGTGCATGGCGGCAACATCACGAAGGTTGCTGAAAGGCTTGGTGCCGAGCGCGGGACAATCAGCAAGTACAAAGACGACCCCGACGCAGAGCATCACGCGATTGTGAATGGCGTCCTGTTTGTGCAGCGCCGGTGCGCCAGTAAAAAGGGAGAGGCCAATGCAGCTAACATGGTTCGTCCATGACCCGGTAGATGCCGACACTGCGAACGAACTCCTTTCCCGCTACGCCGCCCGCAATATTCAGACAAAAAAGACGCTCGCTACCGATCCCCGCCTCTGGCTGGTCAGTGCGCTGCTGCCTGAATCGCGGTATGAGCCAAAGGCGAGCAGGACTTACCAACACAAAATATGGAGTTGATATGGAAGACCAGTTATGCGCCGAGTGTGGAATACCGCTATCGCCCGACGAAGCGCATGTTTGTGACGATTGCGCGGCGTTCTTTGAAATGACCGATCCCAATTCGGATATGACAGGAGGCGATGATGGCTAAAGGCATCAAGCCGAAACCGCCGAAGCCGAAGAAGTGCCCCATCTGTGATACCGAATATACCCCCCGAAGTTCTCTCCAGAAAGTTTGCCACAACTACAAATGCGCCATTGCCTTCAACAAGAAGCGCGATGAAGAACTTGCTGCGCGTGAACAACGCAAGCAGGAAAAGCTACAGCGCGATGATTTGCGGCAGAGAAGGGAAAGACTTAAGGGCAAGCCGGAATGGAACAGAGAGGCTCAGGCAGCGGTTAATAAGTTCATATTTTGGCGTGATTACGGAAAGCCCTGCATCTCATGCGGACGGCAACTGAATTACGGCGTCCGTGGCGGAGCAGTAGATGCCAGCCATTACCGATCGCGCGGCGCGGCACCATGGCTACGCTTTAACGTTTTCAATAATAACGCCAGCTGCGTTCCCTGCAACAGGGACTTATCAGGCAACCCGATCCCCTACCGAATCAACCTCATCGAAAAGTTTGGCCTGCACAGGGTTGAGCGAATCGAGCATGACAACACAGTGCGGAAATTCGACATCGAGTACATGAAGCGCGTGAAGGCCATATTCACCCGCCGCGCTCGCCATTACGAAAAACTCAGAAGAAGACAGATGGAGGTAGCAGCATGAACCGACTAACCCGATTACTCGATCTGTTCCGGCCAATCGTCCCGGTAATTCAGCAGCCAGGCAAACCCGGCAGCTATCCCGTTAACACCAGATTGAGGAAGAAGCGATGAGAATAGAGCGCGATTATCAGCAAATTGTTCGCCTGGCTGGCGTACGCAGCGCATCTGATATGCGACGCTTGTTCGGCGCCGGGTGGAAGACGATTAACAAATCACAGCAGGCATGGGTACGACACCTGTTGGCAGTATGGGGCGATCACATGTCCGGCGATGAATACGAGCGTGGGCAGGTTAACGTTATTGGCCGCCTGATGATGCGCTGCGAATGGAGCGAGCAGAAGGCTAAGCAAATTGAGAAGGTCGTAACAGAGCTACACTGCGAAGGCTACAGAGGGGATGAGCTATTGCGTAAAGCGCGCGATATCCTGATTCCACAATCTGCCACAGGCAACATCATCGCTCTCGCCAAAGAATCAGATGATGCCGCCTTTATGGAATCGGTCATTGTGAAAACATTCGGACGGGATAACCCGATCCGCTCTGTAGCCAGATTACGATACTGCAAGTGCAAGAGCGCGCAAAACATCGCTGCTTCGCTAATTTACTTCACCGGCATCACTCAAAAGGAAGCAAGGAACCGCATGGAATGGGCCGCTGATATCTTAGAAGGAGAGCTTTATTACGCAGTAAAGCGCGAAATGGATCGGGAAATATCTGCAATTGCTGCTTAATAGCACGAAATGTTAAAGACATTGGGCAATAAACCTGGCAAATTGCATATATGCTCGGGAAGTAAAGCGTACTGAGCGAATGAATAGAAAGAAAGTCCTGACCTTAACCGGTTGGGGCTTTTTTTCGCCTCCATAAAAGCGCCATGCCCGGCGCACCTCATTAAAAGCACAGAGTCTTACAGAAACGAACCTCGGAGATATACCGCTATAGGCGGCGGCCTCTCTGTGGGCGGTGTTTCTGGGCAGCGAGGCTCGTTTCTGTAGGAAACCGCATGGATATTAATAAGCTAAATGATGTTTTTTATGCAGATAATGAAAAGGGAGTGGTTATTTTCAAATCTGACTATAAAAGGCGAAAAAAAGGCGAAGTGATATCAAGCCTTTCAGGTGAAGGAAAATACAAGTTAATAAGGTTTGAAGGTGAATTGATTTCTCTTCATCGGTTAATTTGGATCCTAAATAAAGGCTACATTCCAAGCGACCATGTTATTGACCACATTAATGGCGATTGCAGAGACAATAGGTTAGCTAACCTTCGTGTTTGCACTCATGCAGAAAACATGAGAAATAGGAAGATAAACGCTAATAATTCATGTGGTTATAAAGGTGTTTATTTTGACGATTCCAAAGGCGCAAGGAACAAGTGGCGAGCGCAAATAAGGGTCTCAGGAAGTAAAATTAACCTTGGAAGGTATAGTTCTCCAGAAGAAGCGCATGGAGCCTATAAAAAAGCAGCATTACTGCATTTCGGCGAATACGCCAAGTATTAAAATTTTTGCGCCTCCCGAATCATTAAAAACCCACTCCTGTGTTTAGTCGGGATGGCGCACTTTATTCCACACACGTAATGAGCCGGTTCTACCGTGCGAACTGCCGGAGACGGCTTATGTCCAGCTTAGATTTCATTTTTAACAAAGAGACGCTTGCTACGTTCGGCCTGACTGCTTCTGTGGGCCTTAACGGATGGATGGCGTTTAGCCGTTACTGGATTAGCAACAAGGCAAAGAATGCCAACGATTCGGCTCAGGTTGACATGCTGCAATGGCAGAGCAACGAGAAGAAAGAGCTGAAGGAAGAAAACCAAAAGCTGCGCTCTGAGATTGACCAGAAGGACGAAGTGATAAGGGAGCAATGGAAAACGCTGGTTGATACTCAGGCGGAGCTGAAAATTATCAAAAGCTCCCTGAACACCCTACATGAACAGTATGAGGCTCAGGGTGAGCAGCTGCAAAAGCAAAACGAGCAGATCAAAGAGCTTACTACTTCAAACATGAACCTCATTCGTGAAGTTACCGATTTGAGAAGCGACCTGAGGGTGCCGAGATGATTAAGCGAAAATCCGGTGAACCCATGATCACCTGGCAAATGATTTTAGTGATATTCCTGACTTCATTTGGAATTTATTGCGGCGGCGTGGTTTCTGGCTACTTCGTAGCTCGAGCGGAATATATGCCGCGTGCTGATGCAAGAGACAAGGTAGTAAACGAGATAAAACGAAAAGTGGATAACCTGCCGACACAGCCAGAGCTGAAGCAGGCATTGCAAGAGGACGCGCGCAAATGAGCCAGATTATCCCGATCCTTACCCTTGAGGAAGGTTACCGCGAGAAGCCCTATGTGGATTCTGAGGGCTACCCCACGGTCGGCTGCGGTATCAAAATTGGCCCCAAGGGCAACAGCATCAGCAGTTACACCTTCACGGTGCCGAGAAAAGTTGGGGACGTCTGGTTGCAGACTTTTGTCGATTCGGTTATCTCGCAGTGCAATACCAATCCGCTAATTTATGCCGCGCTTAAACAATGCAATCCGGCGCGCGCCGATATCATTTACAGCATGGGCTTTCAACTCGGTATTGCGGGCCTGGCGAGCTTTAAAAACACGCTGGTGATGATTTCTAACGGCAACTTTACTGGTGCATCCAGCGCGATGCTGCAAAGCCTGTGGGCGAAGCAAACACCACAGCGCGCCCAGCGGCATTCCGAAGTGATGCGCACCGGCACATACGATATTTATAAGGGGCTGATATGACCTTCGTTATCTGGCTCATGATTGTGCTTGTGGCAATCATCGCGGTGCTGCTGATCCGCAAATACAGCTCTCTGGAGTTTGTAGCTCATGCCCGGCTGCTGTTTAAAGCGTGGAGTGTGTGGCTGGCTTCTGTTGGCTCGGCTATTAGTGCCTGGGTGCAGTCATTCCCGGACGCCGCCATGAAGGCCTGGGACTCGCTGCCGCCGGACATTAAGTCTTTCCTTCCGCCTCACTACCTTGGCTTTATAGCGTCATTTATGGTGGCAATGGCGGTTATCTCTCAGTTTATTCGCCAGCCTAAGCTGCTGGAGAAAAAACAGCAGATGGACGGTCAGCCATGAATGAAGTTCTCTCCCTGCTGTCAGGCGGATGGAATTACATCCTTGCCGGACTGGCTGTCGTGGCCGCTATTGCAGCCAGCTACTTCGGCGGCAAGAAAGTCGGCAACGTGCAGACCCAGGCTAAAGCTGATGTGACCGCTGCAAAAGTGGAGTCGGCGCAAGTTGCCGCCGTCGCTGAAAAGCAGAAAGAAAACGTGAAGGTGGTGAAAGATGTTCAGACGAATAATTCTGCTCTCAGCGATGACGCTGCTCGTGCAAAGCTGCGCAGCTCCAGTTTCAACAGGCCAGAGTAATCCCACAACCGTAGCTGATTCCAGCTGCACGCTGTTTGGCCCCATCTACACCTACGGCAAAGATGCAGACGTGATGGACATCCGCACCGTTCGTGAAATCAATACGCACAACGACACTTACACGCGCGTTTGCGGAGAAACCAAATGAACCCTCTTAAATGGCTTCTGACGAAAGCCGAGCCAACAACCAAGGAAACTACCGTGACCGACATTACCGCATCTGATAACGCAACCACAGCAACCGAAACCGTGCCTGTTACAACGACCACGACCACCGAAACCACCCCCGTAGCTGAATCCGCGCCAGTGGTTGAAGTGAAGACCGGCGTTAAAGACTTTGAGGCCGCATTTAGCTTTGTAGAGCAGGGCGTAGCTCAGCTGGGCGACGCTGCAAAAGACGAGCTGAAAGCTCTGGCTCAGAAGTACCTGTAAGTCATTACAAGAGGCATCCACTTTTTCAGGTGCCTCTGATAATGATCTGCAATCGGAGGATGTCATGGTTCAGCGAGTAATGACGACGGGCGGATACCCAACCAAACTCCCGGACGCAGACGAGATATCTCAGGACGTCTCTGGCGACCTGATGAAGCGTGAAATTAGCGTGTCACAGCTGACCGGCATCAGCTCCGCTGTTAAAGCCGTGCTTAATGCGCAGAGTGACGCAGAGATTCGGCAGCAGGTTGGTATCGTCGACTCAGGTATCGCTGTAAAGGGCGATACTGGCCAGTCAGCATACCAGCTTGCTCAGCAACAGGGTTTTACCGGCACTCTTGATGAATGGCTCGAATCGCTGCATGGCGATGATGGCAAAGACGGATCTGACGGTCAGGATGGTGTAGATGGTAAAAACGGTAGCGATGGCTCTAATGGTGCAAACGGTAAATCAGCCTATGAGATAGCTGTAGATGCTGGTTATTCAGGAACTGAAGCTCAGTGGCTGGCTAGTCTTGAAGGCTCCGATGGAAAAGATGGCAGTGACGGCCAAAACGGCGCTGACGGGAAAAATGGCATTGATGGCACCAATGGAACAAACGGCAAAGACGGAGTAAATGGCACCAACGGAAAAGATGGTGTCAATGGCAAGTCTGCATATGAAGTCGCTGTCGCCAATGGCTATGCCGGAACGCTTGTTCAATGGCTGGCATCCCTCAAAGGTGCAGACGGCACTAACGGGGCCAACGGTACTAATGGCAAGGATGGCGTGAATGCAACAACAACGGCAAACGCGACATCCACAGCCGCTGGCCTGATGTCATCGACTGACAAGTCAAAGCTGGATGCGATCAACACCCCTGTATTTAACGTTGTCGCATCAGGCGGACGCCCGGTCGGAACGGCATTCACAATCGATGCCAGTAAAAACGCCAGGGTGAGTTACACCATCTCCTACACGCTTACAGCGACACTGACGCTCGGTCAGACATTTCAGATCGTCGCCACTGTAGACGGCAAGGAAGTTTCCCGCATGGCTGACGGTATCCTGTTAGGCCTGGCTGGTAATCTCCAGAAGACAAAATCATTCAGCTTCGATGTGCCTGCGGGTAAATCGGTGCTGCTAACTAAATCCGGAACATCCAGCATCACCGCCACCGTTGTGAGTGGTCAGGAAGTGCTGTATTGAGGTTGAATATGCCAAGCGTTAAAACGAAGGAAATATACGCAATCGTAGTTCATTTAAATACTGGTGAAGGTATAGAAGGGTATGTGCGTCAGGGTGATGATACAGAAAAAGGTTATTGGATAATTATTTCACGTACTCCTGATTTAATGAACGCTACTTACATCAATCGATCATTAATTACGCACTTCGAGTTAGCAGAGATTAAATAAATGGCAAAGCTCACCGACAAACAAGAGCTGTTTGCCCGTGAGTACCTGAAAGATTTGAACGCCACTCAGGCAGCTATCAGGGCGGGTTACAGCGAGAAATCTGCCGCCGCTCAAGGGTGTGAGAACCTAATAAAACCTAATGTTGCAGAACGCATCATTGAGCTGAAGAACGAACGCAATGATGAGGTAGGTATCGACGCTGCCTATGTCCTTCGTCGTCTGGTTGAAATCGACCAGATGGATGCGGCAGACATTCTGGATGATGAAGGTAACATGCTGCCGGTCTCATCGTGGCCGAAAGTATGGCGCACATCTCTGAGTGGGATGGACATCAACCGGCTGCGGATGGCTGGGAAGGGTGATGATGAAGGTGAGCTTGAAACAACCATTCAAAAGATCAAATGGCCGGACAAGGTTAAGAACCTTGAGCTGCTTGGCAAGCATGTAACTGTTCAGGCGTTTAAAGAGAATGTGAAAACAGAGCATGGCGGCACGCTTCAGGTTGTGAGTTACACACCAGAGGATTACGCAGCAGCACAAACGCAGCTGGAGGGTAAATTAGACGGGTTGGACTGATATGGCGAGAATACTTGAATGGGAAGATTTGACGTTTCCCGATCGCGTTGCTGTGAAGTCTAAATCGACTAAAACCTTTCTCAATTTTACCCGCTTGTGGTTCGAGCTGGTGCAGGGCGACCGACTGCTGGTTAACTGGCATCACCGGCTGATGGCTTCAAAGATTGATGATCTGATAGCCGGAAGGCTTCAGCCCCGAAACCTGATTATTAACATTCCCCCGGGCGGGACTAAAACAGAATTCTTCTCTATCCATCTGCCAGCCTACGTTAACGCGCTGGTGCAGGAGGGAAGATTAAACCGCTTTCGCAACCTGAACATCTCGTTCGCTGACACGCTGGTTAAACGCAACTCGCGCCGCACCCGCGACATTATCAGCAGCAAAGAGTATCAGGAGCTGTGGCCATGTTCGTTCGGCGTCAATCAGGCTGAAGAGTGGGAAATACTCGACAGTAAAGGGCGGTCAACTGGCCAGACGGTATCGCGTTCCAGTAACGGGCAGATTACCGGTGGCCGTGGTGGTTACTTCGGCGAGAAGTTTTCCGGCATGGTTATGTTGGACGACTACAACAAGCCGGTCGATATGCTCAGCGAGACGAAGCGCAACAGCGCCAACACCTTGCTGGTCAACACCATTCGTTCTCGTCGCGGTGACAAGTCGAAAGAGCATCCAACGCCGTTTGTGAGCATTCAACAGCGCCTTCACACTGATGACGCTACCGGCTTCATGCTTAGCGGTGGAATGGGCGTTAACTTTCACCACGTCGCTATCCCGGCCCTGATTAACGAAAAGTACATTCAGTCGCTGGCTGAACCATGGCGCTCGCTTTGCTGGGAAACCGTGAAGGACACCGAAAGCGTTGTCGTGTCTGGTGAGCGCTACTGGTCGTACTGGCCGCAGATGGAGGATGTGAACGACCTCGTAGCCCTGTGGGAGCGAGACCGTTACACATTCCTTTCACAGTACCAGCAGAACCCAATGGCGCTGACCGGCGGCATACTCGAAACCGACTGGTTTCAGACCTACACGCACCTGCCAAAGCTTCAGTATCGCTGCGTTTACGTCGATACCAACAGCGGCAAGGTTGAGGACTGGCTTGATTATACGGTCTTCACGCTGGCAGGCATGGGCGTCGATGGCAATCTCTACATCATCGATGTGGTACGCGGTCGCTGGGATCCAGAAGACCTGCTGAAGAAAGCCGAAGAGGTATGGGCGAAATGGAGTGCAAGCGGATCGCTTCGCATGATGCCCATGCGTCATATGGCCATCGAAGAGAAGCAGGCAGGGCAGGGCTTGATAACCACGCTGAAGAAACGCCAGAACATACCCGTTAAAGAAATCCCACGCGGCACCGGCCAGAATAAGCTGGTTCGCTGCCTGAACGTCATCCCGCAGATAAAGACCGGCAAGGTTTATGTTCCTGCGACGCATGACAGTAATGGCGCGGCAGTGATGCATACCTATTACGACGATAACTCGATTGCCGGTAACACCTCATGGGTGCTGACCGCAATGACCGAGTGCGCAGCGTTTTCTGCTGATGATAGCCACGACAACGACGACATTCTGGATACCTGGATGGATGCCATTGACGACAACCTGATTTCTGGCCGCGCGCCAATGACAATCGATCCGAACCAACTCAGGAGAATTTAAGTGTGGCCCTTTAAAAGACCGAAAGTCGCCGCGCCTGAGCCGGTGAAAGAGCCTGAAAAGGTTCAGATGAAGATTAACCCAGAAGCTGTGGCGGCAGTCCAGCCTAAACCTAAACGTGAATTCCAGCGATACGAGCCGCCAAAAGGCGTTATCCCCGAGGCAATCAAGTCTGCCATTCTGGCAATGGACTCAACGCCATACGGTGAGATTAACGACGCCTACGCGATGGGTATGGGCTATGGCGGCTTCGACAGCTTCCCCGGATATCCCTATCTGGCAATGATGGCGCAGAAGCCTGAATACCGGAAAATGGTTGGCACGCTGGCCGAAGAGATGACCCGCAAGTGGATAAAGCTCCGCACTGTGGGCGACGACGACAAATCAGATCGCGTTAAGCAAATCGTAGACGCCATGGAGCGCTATCAGGTTCGTGAAAAATTCCGAGAGGCCGCTGAGCATGATGGCTATTTCGGCGGCGGCCAAATTTATATCGACGTCCTGTCGCCGAAAAACGTTTCCGCCTGGACAGATGATAATGAGCTGCAAAGCAAACTATTCATCAGCGATAAAAAGATACCTAAAGGTAGCCTGAAGGGCTTTCAGGTTATCGAGCCTGTCTGGACTTACCCGGGAGTCTACAACGCGCAAAACCCGCTAAGCCCGGACTTTTACAAGCCGACGCAATGGTTTGTGATGGGAAAAACGGTTCATGCCAGCCGCATGATCGACTTCGTGTCTCGGCAGGTGCCAGACCTTCTGAAAGCAAGCTACAACTTTCGCGGCCTGTCTCTGGTGCAGATTGCCGAGCCATACGTTAACAACTGGCTACGCACGCGTGACAGCGTCAGCGACATGATCCACTCGTTTAGTATCCCGGTCATCGGTACGGACATGGGAAACGCGCTGACTGGCGGCTCAGTTGATTCAGTGCTTTATCGGCTGGAGCTTTTCAACCGCTGCCGGGATAACCGTGGAGCTTTCGCAAAAGACAATGACGTAAACAACCCGGAGACGGTGGAATTCGTCAATGCCCCACTGAGTGGCCTGGATACGCTGCAGGCGCAATCGCAAGAGCACATGGCGGCAGTATCGGGCATTCCGCTTGTTAAGTTGCTGGGCATCACGCCGAATGGTCTGAATGCTTCATCAGACGGCGAGATTCGCGTTTTTTACGACTACATCCACTCGTTACAGCAATCAATGTTCAAAGCGCCGCTAAAGCGCGTTCTTGACGTTATACAGCTATCTGAATTTGGCGACATCGACCCGGAGATTTATTTCGAGTTCGAACCGCTGTTTGAGATGAGCGCGAAAGAGAAAGCCGATATCCGCAAAGTAGACGCTGATACCGATGCGGTTTATCAGGGCATTGGAGCGCTGTCGAATAACGAGATTCGCGAGAAGATTGCTGATGACCCGGAAAGCCCATACCACTCACTGGATTTAAGCGATGACCTCGAAATCGAAGAAGACGACCTCGACGAGAACGAAGAAGGCGACGAGCAAGACGATCCGCCCGACAAGACCTAACGCTGGCGTTGAGGCCTGGTATCGCAAAAAGCTGGATGCGCTGGTCACTGAAATGAATAACTCAGTGGTTTACTGGCTGAAGGCTAATTACCGGGCATCCGGCGCTATGGCAATGGACGCATCGCCAGCTGTGTTTATGCGAGACGCGATGAAGAAGCTGGCTAAGCGGTGGCAGAAGCGATTCGACGATATGGCCGCAAAGCTCGCTGACCGTTTCGCAGGGCAGGCAATGAAAAACTCCGACGTGTCGCTCTATAACGCGCTGGAGACTGCAGGCTTCACCGTGCCTTTCAAGATGACGCCAGCGATGAATAACGCGCTACAGGCGAGCATCACTGAGAACGTGAACCTGATACGCAGCATTCCGGAGCAGTATCTCACGCAGGTGCAAACGCTGGTCATGCAGTCAGTCAGTCGAGGACGTGACCTTTCGACGCTGACTGATGAGCTGCAAAAGCGATATGGCATCACTCGCCGCCGCGCAGCGCTCATCGCACGCGACCAGAATGCAAAGGCTACTTCCGTTATGCAATCTGCTAGGCAAAGAAGCTTAGGGATAACACACGGAGTCTGGCGGCACTCTCACGCTGGCAACGAGCCACGGCAATCACATGTGAAAGCTGATGGTGAGAAGTTCGATCTGTCGAAGGGGCTTTATCTGGACGGTAAGTGGACTCTTCCCGGCGAAGAGATTAACTGCCGCTGCACATGGTCGCCGGTTATCCCAGGACTGGAGTAAATATGCACGTCGACTTTTTACCAGCATTCGCGCTCGGATTTGCGCTTGGGCAGCTTTTCGCAATTATCTGGATTTACACCTTCATTCTCCGCAAACGATAAGCAATCGAGAAAAAACATGACTATCGAACGGTTAGCGTTTGACCGCGCATCCGTGCGCTCATTCGATGGTAACGGCAGGCTTCAGGTCACAAAGAGCAACATCAGCAAGGCGAATGTCTGCCAGTACTACGGGCGCGAGATTCCGAATGCTGAAGCGCTGGGTTTAGAGCCGGATAAGATTTACCGGCTGTATCGCCACCCTGACGAACTGAAGAAAGCCGCACCAACATTCAACAACATTCCTGTTCTCTGCATCCATACCCCTGACTTTCCCGGTGACCCGCCTCGCGAATATCGCGTAGGTACGACTCACTCTGGTTGTGCGTTTGTCCATCCATATCTGGAGAACGGCCTGTCCGTCTGGGACAACTCAGCAATCGCGGGTATCGAGACAGAAGAGCAGAAAGAACTGTCATCGTCGTATCAGTACGTCGCTGACATGAGTCCCGGCGAGACACCAGACGGCGAAGCATTTGATGGCGTCATGCGTGACATCGTCGGGAACCACGTTGCACTGGTCGAAACCGGCCGCGCAGGTAGCGACGTACTGGTCGCTGATTCACTCCCACTGGAGCTTAAATACATGAAGTTAGACCGCAAAGGCGTTGCCGCACGTGCCGCGCTGGGAGCGTTTCTGAAGCCGCGCCTGGCTCAGGATGCTGCACCCAAAGACCTCACCGCCATCCTGAATGCGAACAAATCACCAAAGACGATCGCTCAGGCCATTATCGCCAAATACAAAACCAAGCTGGCCGCCGACATGGAGCTTGAACCTGAAGAGCTGGTGGAGCTGATTGAAGCGTCTGCCGATGGCGTCGAGCCTGAAGAAGAGCCAAAAGTTGCCGGTGATGACGACAACGAAGGCGTTCTGGCCGCGCTGCGCGAAGCTGGCGTGTCAGAAGATGTGATAGCCAAAGTCGCCGCTGCTCTGTCACCCGCCGTCGCTGAAGATGAAGACAAAGACGACGACAAGAAAGACGACGATAAGAAGGATGAGAAAGTGGATAAACCCGCTATGGACGCTGCCATTCGCCTGGCTGCTGATAGTGCAACCAAGCGAGCCGCTGAGAACTTCCGCGCAGTGCGTGAAGCGGAGCAGGCCGTACGCCCGCTGATTGGCGACGTGGTGGCAATGGACTCTGCCGAGGACGTCTACCGCACCGCGCTGGAACAGGCCGAAGTCGATATCGCTGGCGTTCACCCATCAGCATTCCCGGCGATGGTTCGCATGGCTATCAGCCAGAAAGAAAATTCACGTCCTGTTATTGCGCAGGATTCCGCTTCATTCAGCGATTTCGAGAAAGCATACCCGAGCGCTGGCAAGTTAAAACGAGGCTAAGAAATGGCTAACACTTTTCAGAGCGTAATTAACCAGTATCCGGCCCCGGGCGTTGAAGGTGGTTTCGCGAGCACTAACGATCACATGACCTTCCTCGCTGGCGAGGCAGCTCTGGTATCTGGCACCAATGGCCTGACTGTCGGCCGCTTTGCCTGGGCAGTAAATGGCGTTGCATCCAATGCTGGCACCGGCGCACCTTCTGGTTTTGTGCATCGTGATGGTCAGGCGGCAATTACCACCTGGCTGGGCAGCGACTCCAACGTCATTCAGTCCGGCCGTGAAGTAACCCTAATGACGCGCGGCGACTTCTGGGCGCGCACTTCTACCGCAGCTACTCGCGGTCAGAAAATCTTTGCATCACTGACAACCGGCCAGGTACAGACCGGTGCAGCTGGCGCAACCATTGATGGTTACGTCGAAACCAACTTTACCGCCGGTAGCGCATGTGATGCGGGCGAGCTTGTCAAAATCAGCACCTGGAGCAACTAATGAACGAATTTCAGAAGCACTACGCCGCAGCGAGCGGTAAATACGGCATCGTGCTGCCGGGTGCGAAAGACTATCTAAAGCCAGAATTCGCCGATAATTTCGCGCTGGCAATGGATGCGCAGCCGACCATGGTTACCACCGGCAACTCTGGTATCCCGGCCTATTTCACCAACTACGTTGACCCAGAGCTTATCCGCATTCTGGTTACCCCGATGAAAGCAGCAGAAATCATCGGTGAAGTTAAAAAGGGTGACTGGACCACGCTTACTGCGCAATTCCCGGTTGTTGAATCGGCGGGCGAAACCAGCTCTTACGGCGACTACAACCACAACGGCATGACCGCAGCTAACGTGAACTGGGTTTCTCGTCAGTCTTACCACTACCAGACCCATACTCGCTGGGGCGAGCGTGAGTTGGATATGTACGGCGCTGCTCGTATCGGTTACGCGGCCGAACTGAACGTAGCTTCTGCGCTGGTGCTGAACAAGTTCCAGAACAAGAGCTACTTCTACGGTATCGCTGGCCTGCAAAACTATGGCCTGCTGAATGACCCATCTTTGCCAGCCTCTATCGCGCCTGATGCCACCGGCACCGGCAGCGCACTGACCTGGAGCACCAAAGACGGCCAGGGCGTTTATGACGACATTCTGAAGCTGTTTGGCCAGCTGGTTTCCCAGACTAAGGGCATTCTCGACATGAGCACGCCAATGACTCTGGCGATGTCTCCGGCCATGTCTGTGAACCTGGCTAAAACGAACATGTATAACGTAAACGTTTCTGACCTGCTGAAGAAAAACTTACCGAACCTGAAAATTGAGACGGCCATCGAGTACTCAACGACGGCCGGTGAGCTGGTTCAGCTGATTGCAGATCGCCTGGGTGAGCAGGACACCGCCTACGCTGCATTCACAGAGAAAATGCGCGCCCATGCCGTTGTGACTGAAGAGTCAAGCTGGAAGCAGAAGAAATCAGGCGGCACCTGGGGTGCAATCATTCGTCAACCGCTCGCTATCGCGACAATGCTGGGAGTTTAAATCATGTCTGAAGTCGTAACTGTTGGCTGCAAACTGCCAAATGGCCTGGTGATTGATATCGATGGCTACACCGTCACGCTGAATGGCGCCAATTCTTCTAATGTTGTTGGCGGCTACGGCCTGACCGAAAACGTGGACAAAGCCGCTTTTGACAAGTGGCTGAAGACGCATGCCGACCAGCCTTACGTTAAAAACGAGCTGATTTTCGCGCAGGCAAAAACAAACAGCGCCGAGTCCAAGGCGAAAGAAAACGCAGAGGTAAAGTCTGGCCTCGAGGGTCTGCCGCAGGATAATCCGGCACCAGGCATCGCTAAATCAGACGGTAAGTAACCATGGCTATCGTTGCTTTTGATATCGCCGCATTTCGCGCGCGCTACCCGGAATTCGATACGGTAAGTGACACGTTGCTGGATGCGTATTTTACAGAGGCAACGATTTACCTGAACAACACCGATGCAAGCCCGGTCACTGATGTGAATCAGCGGGCGGTTTTACTGAATATGCTGGTTGCCCATATCGCTGCCATTAACAGCGGCGTGAATGGGCAGGCGGCGTCAGGGTTGGTTGGGCGGGTAACGAGCGCTTCCGAGGGTTCTGTTTCTGTTTCCGTTGATGCAGGACCGTCATCCGCATCGTCGTGGTGGTACATGCAGACGCCTTACGGCGCTCAGTACTGGCAGATAACAGCGCCTTACCGGACGATGCGTTACCTGCCCGGTGGTTCGCCATCAATGTATCCCTATCACTATAACCGCAGAGGTTATTACCGGAGGTAGTGATGACGTCATTCAGCGGTGGCGATGCTCTGGAAAATAAACTTGCCGAAATAGCCGAGAAGCTTGGCCAGCCACAAACGTTGCGCGTCGGTTTCCTTGAAGGGGCAACTTACCCCGATGGAGAATCAGTGCCGATGGTGGCCGCAGCGAATGAGTTTGGCGATCCGGGCATGAACCGTCCGGCCCGCCCGTTCTTTCGCCGCATGATTGCCGAGAAGTCACCCGAATGGGGCGATGACATCGGGAAAATCGCGCTGGCGGTAAATTACGATGCGCCCGTGCTTTTTCGTTTAATGGGTGAGCGGATTAAAGATCAGCTTCAGGGTTCAATCAGAGACTTCACCGATCCCGCGCTGGCACAGTCCACTATTGCTCGAAAAGGCTTCGATAAGCCTCTCATTGAAATCAGCCACATGCTCAATTCAGTCGATTATGACGTTAAGGACGGCGTATGAATTTACATGGCATCGTGCGTAACGCCATCAACATCGTTAATCCTGACGTGCCTGGCGTGATGAAAGTCTCCCTGGGTATGTCAGTGACGGATGCTGCTGGCCACCGCACGCCAGCGTACAGCGAGCAGGCTGTGACTGTGCAGATGCAGTCGCTGAGCTATACCGACCTGATGAAAGTGGATGGATTGAACCTACAGGGCATCAAAAAGAAAGCGTACGTAAACGGCAATTTTGAAGGCGTTAATCGTCCGAAACAAAAAGGCGGGGACTTACTGATCGTTAATGGCGAAACCTGGCTGATTACGCAGCCGCTGGAAGAGTGGCCTGACTGGTGCTCTTTCGTGGTGACGTTGCAGGTGAGCACATGACCTCGTCCATTAGCATTACTCAGGATGACCTGACAACCGCCTTGCGCGGTTTTTTATTGTCTCTCGTTGACGCAGAGGTGTTCCTTTCGCAAGAAAACCTTACGCCTATGCCCAACACCGATTTCATCACAATGACGCCGATGTTTATCACTGGCCTGTCGACTAACCGCGTTGCGTACAGCGATACCGGCACAGGGCAGGGAAGCGAGTTAACACAGCGCAGTAACCAATGGCGGTGCCAGCTCGACTTTTACGGTAAATCAGCACAGGAAATGGCGGCCATTGTCGGCACCATGATCCGCTCTGAATACTCCGCTAACTGGTTTCGCCAGAAAAACTACCCGGTTACGCCGCTTTATGCCGGTGAGCCGCACCAGACCACGATGATTAACGCCGAACAGCAGTATGAAAGCCGCTGGACGCTGGATTTCATCGCGCAATTTAACGCCGTGATAGCGACCCCGCTCGACTTCATGGACAGCATCACTGTTGGCGTTGTCGCCGCAGATTTAAAATACCCACCGGAGAGTTAGCTGTAACGCGCAAACTCACCAAAGAATCGCCATGCGGCAAAGCAATAGACGGCATGCGCCTTTTCTTCTGTTTCATAGCGTCCGAGATAAGTGTACTTGCCATTTACTCGTATACCAGCTGTCCATTTACCAGACTTTTTGTTAAGGCTAACCCCTTTATATGCGGAAGTCCCTTTGATTGCAGAGCAGTTCATTTGATTTTCAGCCCTGTTGCATGGCCTCAGGTTAGCGATTCTATTGTCACTTCTGTTTCCATTTATATGGTCGAGTAATTGATCAGGCATAACACCATAAACGTATAACCAGGCCAATCGGTGAGCTTTATAGTACTTACCCTTAATGCCAATATTTATGTAGCCATCATTTTTAACTGACCCAGCTATAAATCCACATCGGTATGCGGTTGATTTATTTTTCCAGTAAAACTCCCCCTTTTCTGGTGAGTAATCAAGGACGTCTTTTAACTGCTGCTGAGTAATCAAAATAACTTTCCTTTTCATAAACGTAGGCCTTTTTTTAATGGCTTTATTATACCAAATATCGGAGTAAAAAGATGGCTATTCCACTAAGAAAGGATGTGGCTATTAACCCAGGCGTGCTGCCTGCTGGTGGCTCAGCGGTCGATCTGAATGGTCTTATCCTTACCGACAGCATATATGCTCCGGTCGGGGCTGTTGTGACGTTCACAGCAAAAGAGGACGTGGCCAGCTACTTCGGCTCTCAGTCCACAGAGTACAGCATGGCGGCGATTTATTTTGCTGGCTATGACAATTCCACCAAAACGCCAGGCACGCTGCTGTTTTCTCGCTTCAACTCAGAATCGGTCGCCGCATTCCTGCGATCTGGTTCCATGGCGAAGGTCACTCTCGACCAACTGAAGCTGATGAGCGGCGTCCTGACGCTAACGGTTGATGGCACAGCAGTTACCTCTTCAAGTATCGACCTGAGCAGCGTGACCAGTTTTGCAGCAGCTGCTGACGCGATTGAAGCGGGTATCGGCGCATCGGTCACTGTTACCTACGACACCACGCAGAAAGCGTTCATTATCACATCAGCAACGACCGGCGCGGCAAGCACTATCAGCTACGCTACAGGCACGCTGGCCACTGGCCTGAAGTTATCATCATCAACTGGTGCAATCCTGTCGCAGGGCGCTGACGCGGCCGTGGTCACTGACACCATGACGGCTGTACTGGATAAATCGCAGGATTGGGCGCTATTCACAACCGCCTTTGACGCGACGACTGCACAGCACCTTGATTTCTCTTCCTGGGTGAATAGTGAAAACTTCCGCTTTGGCTACGTGGCCCACGCACTGGAAGACAATGCGAAGGTAAGCGGCAGCACTGACACGCTGGCATATCAGATCGTTACCGCTAACGATTACGCCAATGCAGTGCTGGTTTACGGTGACGAGCTGAAAGCTGCAAGTGTACTCGGTTATGCAGCCGCCCTCGACTTTGACCGACAGGAAGGCCGCGTGCCGTTTAAGTTCCGCTCCGTATCTGGCCTGTCTGCTGATGTGACCAATTCAGCGGATTACGACGCTCTGATCGCAAATGGCTACAACTTCTACGGTGCGTACACGGCGAACAATTATTCGACCACTTATTGGGCTGACGGAACAATCACCGGCGATTTTAAATGGCTGGACTCATTCTGCTTCCAGATTTGGCTCAACGCCAACCTGGCTCAGGACGCTATCGAGCTATTCCAGTCGAACCGTTCAATCCCGTACAACGCGCGCGGCAAAGCCATTATCGAAGCCTCTTTCGCGGACACCATTGCCCAGGGCGTGCTGTTTGGCGGCATCCGCACAGGCGTAACGCTATCCAGTGCGCAGCAGTCAGAAATTACCAACGCCGTCGGCACCGATATTTCCGCCTCTCTGCTGGCGAAGGGTTACTACCTGTATATCGCTGACTCTACCGCAACCCAGCGCGCCGAGCGCACTAGCCCAAGCATGACCTTCTGGTACTGCGATGGCGGCTGCGTGCAGAAAATCACTCTTGCCTCTATTGAAGTCCAGTAAGGAGCTGTAAATGGCCGGAAATAACACTATTACCAGTGCTGACGCTATTTTCGCTCTCACTGTGACAAATCTATACCCGAGCGCCCAAACGCTGGAAGGTTACGCCGCAGACGCGATGTTTGCCCCGGGCGACACCGAGATGGCGGTTTCTGTACGTGGCGCGGACGGCAAGCTTTCTGCCGGCTTCGTTTTCGGTGAATACCTGCAGACGATTACGATTATGCCAGACAGCCCGAGCCGTCAGATGTTTGAAACCTGGCAACTAACCTCTCAGACGTCCAAAGCCGTGTTTCGCTGCAACGCGACGATCATCCTGCCAGCCATCGGTCGTAAATTCACGATGACCAATGGCGTTCTGCAGCGCGCCAAGGCAATCCCTGACGCTAACCGCGTCCTGCAGCAGATGACATACCAGATAAATTGGGAGGCGGTAACGTCAGAAAGCTATATCACTTGACTTTAAAGTGAGTCATAACGAATCAAAAAGTACCGGGCTAACTCATACGCAGAACTAGCGGACGAGGCGGTGGAATAAGACCCAACGTGAAACCGCTTTCCCTTGTGGCTGACGGATGCAAAAAACTTTCCATTGTCTGACCTAAAGAAAACACCTTTAAAGCCAGACTTATTGTTTTTAGCTAAAGGCAGGTTGGTCATGTTTACCTGCCTAGATACATCCCTAAGATTAATAATTGCATTATTTGTTTTACATCTATCGATGTGATCAATAGTGCCTTCAGGGAACAGCCCGTACACATAAAGCCAGGCGAGTCGATGCAAAAGACACAACTTTCCATCAACAGAAACCTGCAAATAACCATACGTGTCTTTATTTCCGACAATATCGCCAACTTTCGTTCGCATCGCAGTCCTTATTTTTCTGGTGAAAACTCCTGTTTTTTCATCGTAATGGAAAAGTTCGCGAACTCTTTCTGCTGTAACTATCATAGGTGTTAATCTCCGTGACGGTGCACAGTTAATTATATCACACGCTTGGATCAATCATATGGCACGCAAAGAGATTTATTACACGGTAGACAGCAAAGACCGTGACGCCGGGAAAACCTTCTTTATCCGAGAAATGTCCGCATCTCAGGCAGAGTGGTGGGCTATTCGCGCTGGTATGGCGATGGCCCGCAACGGTGTAGAGCTGCCGGATAACTTCTCTGATATGGGAATGGCCGCGATGGCCACTACCGGAATGAGCATGGTCGCAAAAATCCCACTGGATGAAGCTAAGCCGCTGCTGGCAGAACTCATGGACTGCGTTCAGATTGTGCCAAACCCTGAAAACCAGAGCATCAAGCGCAATCTCATTGATGACGACATCGAGGAAGTCGGCACCCGCCTGAAACTCCGCGCTGAGGTATTCAAGCTTCACGTAGCTTTTTTACAGTCCGTCGCCCAATAGATATCCCGCCCCAGGCGGACAGCAATATCGTCGGGCTGGCGGACTACGTCAACGTGCCGAAAACAATCGCGACTGTCGTCTCGTCAAAACTGGCCACGCTGTTTGAGCTGGATTCAGTTTATGGCGTAGAGGATATGTGGCGGTTGCTCGAAATCATCACAGTGGACAACTACAACCGGATGGTTGTGAATAAATCACAAGAGGGCAGCTGATGGCCGGAACAATTATTGACGCTCTGGTGGTCACGCTTGGCCTCGACTCGTCCGGATTTAAAAAGGGCCAGAAGGAAACGAAGGAAGGCCTGCAACAGACCCGAAAAGAGTCAGAGCAGACAGCAAAAGATATGGAGGCGGCCGGTAAACGTGCCGCTTCTTTCTTTGGCTCCATCCGCACTGAATTGCTGGCGTTGGTTGGCGTAACGCTGTCGGCGCAGGGCATTAAATCATTCATCACCAGCATGACCAGCAGCCTGCAGGATTTGGGAATTTCTTCCCGATCGCTGGACATGTCAGCTAAGTCTCTCGACGGCTGGCAGCGCGCGGCAGAGGCGGCAGGTTCCAGCGCTGAAAAGATCACCGGCACGCTTGGTAATTTCCAGAATGCCCTAACGCAGATTCGTACCGGCGGCGGGCAGGACAATCCGCTATACGCTGCGCTCTCCTCTTTTGCAGGCGCTACTGGTGCCAACTTCGATTACCAAAACGACAATTCAGAAGCAATCATGCGGAAGATTGCTGCTAACTGGTCGAAGTTAAGCAAAGATGCTCAGCGGCGTTTTGGTGGCATTTTTGGTTTTGATAATGCCACCCAGCAGGGATTGTCCAACGGCCATCTTGTGCAAGATGCGGATCAGTTCACCAAGACATCCAGAGCCACGCAGGACGCAACAGATAAAGCCCAGGCATTCAATCGCCGCCTGGTAGAGATGAAGCAAAACTTCTCCGCAGCTTCACAGGTGCTTTATACCGCGCTAATCCCCTATATTGAAAAACTCATTCCCGTTATTGAAAAGGTGGGGATCTGGATTTCAACGCACGGACCGGAGATTAACAAATTCTTCTCTGACTCGGCGTCGGAAGTAAACAAAGTTGTGGATTCCGTAGGCGGATGGCATAACGCGCTTGAGTTACTAGCCGTATTTGTCGCTGGCAGCTGGGCTTTAAGGATGCTGAGCGGCATAGCCAAGGTCAGGAAAGGATTTGGCCCGTTGCTGGTTGCCATGGCCGCCGTTAGCTCCTGGGATAAGCTTGGTAAGTCTGAAGATGAAGCTAAAAAGGCTGGAAAAAGCACGGGTCAGTACCTGATTGACCGGATGAACAGTAATACAGGCAGCAAAGATGGATTTTTAGGTAAGGCTGATGCCTGGCTGAAAAAATCTTATGCCTGGTGGGACAGATTATCCAGCACCAATGGCGCAACCAATGAGTACGAAGCTTACGGCACTAAAGGAAAAGGTTCCGGAGGCGCACTTCTTGGATGGATGTCTCCTTTGTTCAAAAAACTGGAGAGTGCCTATAAGCTGCCTGCTGGCCTGCTGAATAGCATAGCTATGACAGAGTCCGGCGGTAACCAGTTTGCCGTTTCAGGAGTCGGCGCAAAAGGCCTGTTTCAGTTTATGGACGGCACAGCGCGCGGACTTGGCCTGAAAGGCGGTGATGTTTTCGATCCGGAAAAGTCAGCAAATGCCGCAGCCAAATATATGTCTCAGCTTTTAAAGGCCAATGGCGGTGACCTGGTTAAAGCCATAGCCTCGTATAATTGGGGTATAGGGAATGTACAGAAAAAAGGACTCGGCAGCGCACCACTTGAAACACAAAACTACGTCCCGAAGGTGCTGGCGGGAATTCAGGTGGGCGCATCTTCCGCCGCTTCAAGAAACGCACCAGTAGCTATGAATCAGGCTTCAGGCAATAAAACCGATATCCACATTGGCGAAATGCATATGCAGACCTCGGCCAGCAACGCTAACGCACTCGGTGAGGATATGAATCGGAATATTCGCCGCAACAGTCTGGTAACGCCGATGATGTCAGGGCAGGGGTGATCATGGCCTTCAATCTTAATGAAACCACAATACTGAGTGCCATAAACAGTGGTAGTCTACTTTCTGTTGTGAACAGCGTGCTTTCGCCCGGCTATGGCATTTACCTGAAGAGCGGCATCAAAGCGCTGTCGCCAACTTCTTTTCTGGGGATTGAGTACGGCGCGGATGCCGCTGTTGTTTCGGCACCTATTGAGCAAGGCTCGTATAGCTCTTACAACAAGGTGAAGCGGCCGCCGATCATTCGCGTGCTGTTTACACTGGAGGGATGGTCTGGCTATTCCGGCTCCTTGCCGAACCTGACCAATCTATCCCTGACCAGTCGCGCCGACATGCTTGCCGATCTGGATGCGATGGTAAACTTTGCGAGCACCTACGACATCGAGACACCAGACACGACCTATGAGGATTACGACCTGATCCGCTACAACTACCGCACGTCAGAGCGCGATGTTACGCTGTTGACGGTAGAGGCGATATTTCAGGCCGTGTTGGTTGAAGCAGAAGTTACCCTGACAAGCACTACCGCCCAGGATAACACCGCTACGAATTCAACCAGTAAAGCCTCCAGTGTAGTGACGGAAAAGGTTAACTCCACGGCCAGCGGTTCGACGCTGTCAGATGTAAAGGGCGCGCTGTCTGGCCTGAATTCATCTGTTTCCAGCGCTACCACGACAGTTGCCAGCTCTGTCAGCACTACCGTAAGCAACGCGACATCCGGCGCGACCGGCGCGATTAATGGTGCGGCCACATCAGCCATCAACAAACTCTCCCAGAGCGTCACACAGCTCGTTTCAGGACTCTCTTAATGCAGACGATAACGCTTCAGCCGTTGAAGGCTCAGGAAGTTACTGTGACGCTCGAAGGGCAGAGCGTTACGCTCAGGATTAACCAGCGCTCTACCGGGCTTTATATCGACGTGGGGCTGGCTGATACATGGATAGCGCAGGGCGTCCTCTGCCAGAACTGCAACAAGCTGATCCGCTATCCGTACCTGAAGTTTCAGGGAGAGCTATTTTTCGCTGACACGAAAGGCACCGATGACCCGGATTACTCAGGTCTGGGAACAAGGTTCCTGTTGTTTTACGCCACCGCCGCTGAAATGGAAACCGCCGCATGACCTACAAAAAACGCAGCCTTAAATTTCAGTTCACCCTTAAAGATGGTGCGTTCGATGAGCAGGGAAACGATGTTCTGAGCCTCGATAATGTCAAGGCGGAAGTGGAGATAGGTGCTTACGGCGGATATTCAGGAACAACACTGGAAGCCAGAGTGTTCGGATTGAGCATTAACCAGATGGCGATGCTGAGCTATAAAGGGATCCAGTTAAACGGCGCTAAGCAAAACATGATGAAAGTATGGGCTGATGGAGTGCCGATATTTTATGGTGCAATCACCAACTGCTTTTCTGACATAAATCAAATGCCGGATGCGCCGCTCATTATAAGCGCTTTTGCGACAGGTTTTGACCAGTCCATTCCTACACCACCGTTTACAAAAAACGGGATTGCCAGCGTTTCGGATATTATCACCTCGATTGCGAAAAGTATCGGTTACGAGGTGATCAATAACGGCGTAATTTCACAGATTGAAAACCCGTATTTTGATGGAAACCCGATAGAGCAGATTAACCAGTGCGCCCATACCGCCGGGATTAACGTGGACTTCAGATTGCAGGTTATCTATATCTGGCCGCAGGGAAAGCAAGTGGATGATAAAGTGCCATTCATATCCCCGCAGACCGGGCTTATTGGTTACCCGGTTTTCAGTAATTACGGGATAACGTTCCAGTGCCAGTACAGTGATCTGATTATTCGCGGAAGGAATGTGAAGGTAGAAACCTCTCTGCCGAACGCCTCCGGGATTTATAACATTCAGCAAGCTACGCACCACCTATCAACCTGGTCAGAAGGTGGGCCTTGGGTGACTCAAGCATGGGCCTCTATCGGCCAACTGCTAGAAGTGAGGCAATGATGAATTTGTTTACCACGCGCCCGCAGGATGTGGCGACAGATGCAAACGCGCAGGCATTTATGATGCAGAAAATGCTGATGAATAATGCTTTCATCACGCTGGCGATGGTTGCTGAAGTGAATGGCGAAACGCTGGCCGTAAAGCCGATGATTGATGGCTTCACCGGCGCAGGAGATCGCATCCCGAAAACAATCATCTATGGCGTTCCGGTATGGCGGTTGCAGCGCGGGGCCAGTGCGGTAATTATGCCTCCGATTGTCGGCGATATCGGTCTGATAGCTATTTGCGATCGGGACATCAGCGGCGTAAAGGCGACTAAAGAAAACTCGCTGCCAGGCTCAAACCGAACGCATAATTACGCCGATGCCATTTATCTTGGCGGCGTCCTTAATGCCGAACCAAGCCAGTACGTGAAGTTTTCCAATGACGGGATTGATATTGTCTCTCCGCTTCTGGTAAGCATTACTGCACCTTCCGTGCAAATTGATGCTGATTCATCCTTTAGCATTAACTCGCCGAACATTGTTCTCAATGGCCCGGTAAGTCAGGGGGCAGGAAACAATGCAGGAGACTTCACCTTTGCCGGTAACATTACAGCAACGGGAGAGGTGACCGGTAAAGGCATTAAACTTTCTACACATACTCACGGTGGGGTACAATCGGGATCATCTACCACACAAGGACCACAGTGATGAAGAGTATCCTCGCAGTAGCCTCTTTGGTTGCAATTCTATGCCCTTTGGCCCACGCACAAGATCCAGATTTGCCTATAAAATGCCAGCATGGGGTCTTAACTGAAATTTACGCAGCAAAGGCAGCTAAGTTTAAGATTAATGGCTCCATATCCGCATACCAAAAAGCCAGGGATTCTGCCTTCGATAATGGCGCTGAGCTTGGGTACCCAGACAATGGCGTTGATAAGATGATTGAGGCTGGAATTACTGATTACAGTTCAGAAGGTAGCATTACCAAGAGGTTAGCAAGCCTGTCAACTGACGATATGGTTATCTCCCCCTTGATAAAGGATTGCCTAAAAAGCCCTAGTAATTACATACGTAATTACTAAATAGCGACCCGCTCCGGCGGGTTTTTTTACGCCCGGAGAAACCATGCTTACCAAATCTTTCGAGCTGGAAACAGCATCTTGGGACTTATCCCTTGATGATTCCGGCAGCATTGCTATTACCAAAAATCCTTACGCGGTGGCTCAGGACGTGGCCTGCGCTTGCTCTACCTTCCTCGGAGAGGTCTGGTACGACACTACGCTCGGCATCCCGTATTACCAACGAATCCTCGGCCACTGGCCCGGCACGCAGCTGATCAACACTAAATACGCCAGCGAGGCGAAGAAGCTCGACTACGTTCAGTCTGCTTTCTGCACAACCACCGTAGGCAACGGCGACCGCGCGGCTACCGGCGTTATGACCATCACCGACACGAACAACGTTACCAGCACAATCCAATATTGAGGCAATCATGGCAGATACAGTAACCGTTACGACTTCCGTACCGGCCGTAACCATTTCTGATACCGGCCTGGCCGTGCCGGACGAGCTGGATATTCTCAATGGTCGCCTGACAGATTTAGATACAGCAATGGGCGGCGGGATGAGTAAGTCCCTGACGACGCCGCAGGGCCAGATCGCAATGAGCGAAACAGCGATAATCGCTGATAAAAATGACCAACTGTTGTTTATTGCGAGCGCAATCAACCCGGATTATTCGTCCGGGCGCTTTCAGGATGCCATTGGCCGCATCTACTTTATTGACCGCATCGCCGCGCTGGGGACGACAGTCACAGCAAACTGCACCGGCCTTGTAGGCACCATCATCCCGGCCGGTAGCGTCGCCCAGGATGATGCTGGCTATCTCTATTCCTCGCTGGCAGATGCAACTATCGGATCGGGTGGCTTGGTAGATGTGGTTTTCCAGAACCAGACGACCGGCGCCATTGCCTGTCCAATCGGCTCCCTGAATACCATTTACCGCGCGGTGACCGGCTGGTCTGGCATTACCAACGCCAGCGCTGGCGTACCGGGTAACGACGTGGAAACCCGCGCCAATTTTGAGTATCGCCGCAAGCAGTCGGTGGCATTGAACGCTAAGGGGACTCCGGAATCCATCTATGCCGCTGTACTGGCCATTAGCGGCGTAACGGATGCCTACGTTTATTCAAACCACAAAGGCACTGACGTACAGATTGGATCAACTAGTTTCACGGTTCCGGCGCATTCGGTTTACGTCGCGGTGTATGGCGGTGCGGAGGCTGACATAGCCCAGGCCATCTACACAAAAAATCAGGTCGCCGCCGGAATGGTCGGTAATACGACCTACACCGTTACGGATACCTCTTCCGGCTCGCAGAACCCGCCAGAGTACGATATCACCTGGAACGTGCCGGCAGCGGCCAGAACATATTTTCAGGTGCAGATAGAAAATCTGAGTACTGTGCCGTCTAACATCGTCGACCTCGCACGGGCCGCCATCGTTAGTGCGTTTGGCGGGAATAACGATCGCGTCCAGAAGGCGCGCATAGCCTCGAAAATCTTCGCCGGTGGTTATTACTCTGTTGTGAATGAAATCGACCCATCCAGTGTAAACGTCCTATCAGTGGCAATCAGCCTGGACGGGATGACATTCACACCTTCAGTTGAATACGGCGTAGACCAGATCCCCACGCTGGACAGCGCTGACATATCGGTAACACTCGTATGAAAAATGCAACCGACACGATACTGACGCAGTACGCCAGTAGCCCGAAGCTGCGCAGTCTTATCGAAACATTTAACGCCGCGATAGACGTCGACGACTTTACCGAAGATTTTCTCACTGCGATCTGGGATGTATCAACCGCTACAGGTTATGGCCTCGATGTGTGGGGGAAAATAGTAAACGTCTCTCGCTACTTGAATGTTGATGAAGCCCAGACATCATTTGGTTTTGACGAGGCGTATGTATCGTCCGACACAAACTCGCCAAAGCCCTTCAATGAAGCGCCATTTTACGAAGGTGTCGGGCTTACAACCACATTCAGGCTCACTGATGACGCTTATCGCACGCTGATCATGGCTAAGGCCATGTCGAACATCACCGATTGCACAATACCAAACATCAACTTGCTGCTCCGATACCTGTTTGATGGTCGCGGCGATGTGTTTGTGGCCATAACCGGGGTGATGGCAATTCGCTACGTTTTTGGCTTTGAGCTGACAGCGGTTGAGCAGGCAATCATGCTCAATTCCAGCGCTATTACTAAGCCAGCTGGCGTCTCTGTGGATTTAATGACAGTCGATTTTAATAACACTTTCGGTTTCAACGAAGCTGACCTTCAGCCATTTGACGTCGGAACATTCTTCCCTGATTCAGGAATAAAAAATGCAAACTAGCTCTTTACCAAAACGCATCCCAACCCCGTTCGCTGATTCCGGATCTAAGCAGGATATCCCGGTTGCATCTCAAATTGGCATCACTGGTGGCCGCGCGTCGTACACGGATGGGTTTCCTCCGCTTACACGCACACCTCTCAGCGCTGGCGGAATCCCGCCATTTGGAACCGACTTTAACGGCGTACTGAATGATGTTACCGCCGCTATTCGCTGGGATAACGCTGGCGCTGGATATCCGTTCGATGCAACGTTTGCCACTTCAATTGCAGGTTATCCAAAAGGCGCTGTAATTCCTAATAGCCTGGGGGATGGTTACTGGCTGAATATCACTGATGCCAATACCAGCAATCCAGAAGTTAGTACCGGCGCGCTGACTGGCTGGGTTCCATATGAGACATATGGCGTAACCAGCATCACAGGACTGGCTTCATCCAGCGTTACGTTAACCAGCCTACAGGCAGCAAAAGATAGAATTAAATTGGCTGGCGCCCTTACATCGAATATCAATATTGTTGTTCCGGCATGGATTAAGAAGTGGACTATCGTCAATAACTGCACTGGTAGCTTTACCGTAACTGTGAAAACACCATCAGGAACCGGTATCGCTATCCCTACAGGGCTAACGGCAAACGTAGTTGGTGACGGCACGAACATTTCGCAGGACACATCTTTGTTAGGGCCAGCCGGGAGACTAAACGGCGCGCCAGTGGTTATTACAGCAAGTGGCACGTATACGCCAAAGTCAGGAACCAATAGCATTTTGGTTTACGTATTAGGCGGCGGTGGAGGTGGCGGTGGAACCCCGGCAACGGGCTCTTCGTCAGCATCAGCAGGTGGCGGTGGTGGCGGCGGCGGCATCGCTGTCGGCTACTTCACCTCCGGGTTTAGTGGCGCAGCGGTAACAATCGGCTCTGGTGGAACAGGAAATTCCGCCGCTGCAGGCTCAAGTGGTGGGGTGACATCTTTCGGATCTCTTCTTTCTGCTTCTGGTGGTTCACCTGGTGCTGTTGGCGGTTTAACTTCAACACCTTACTTCTACAGTAATGGTCAGGGAGGCTCTACATTTACCGGAAGTGCTCTGTATACAAAGAAAGGACAGCCGGGGACTATTGGGCAAGTATTCACCGCCACCGTTTCTCTTGGTGGATCTGGGGGCGGTAGCGATTACGGGCAGGGAGGGAATAACGGCGGTGCTACGGCCGGTAATCAGTATGCATTTGGCCAGCCTGGATCGGGTTACGGAGCAGGCGGCGGCGGCGCAGTAGCCGCAACTGGGTCGCCTGTAACCCAGGGTGGTAATGGTACAGCAGGTGTTATCATTGTTTGGGAGTTTACATAATGAGCAACTATGCCTTAGTAGATGAAAATAATATTGTTGAAAATATTATTGTTTGGGATGGAAATACAGAAGCATGGCAACCACCCAATGGAATGACAGCCATACTTGTAAAGGAAGGTGTCTTTGTAGATCTTGGCTACACGTACAAAGACGGCATATTTTCAGCTACAGAATGAAATTTAAATGCATCTCCTCAAAAAGGGGATGCATGACAATACATACGAAATAAAAAGAGACGATAAGAATACAGAGAGCGAAATAAGAGGTATCGTTAATGCAGAGCTAACTCCATCAATCTTTGGATTGAAAATTGTAAAAAACACAGGGAGCAATGAAGCATGAATGAGGTATACCCCGAAGCAAAGATTACTACAAAGCCTTATAGCATTCTTTAAATTATTAGATATGTTAAAATCCATATTATAAAACTTAACAAATAACAAAACAGATATTAAGCAGGTAAAAGGAGAGAAGTATTTGAAAAATATCTGAATAGGACTGCCATGTAATACAGATGAAAAATAGACAGCTATAAAGTTTACAGAAAGAGCGAACAAAAATGAAAATATAAAAAAACGATTGCTTATAGTAGTCATGTATTTTTTTACGTATCCGCCAATTAGATAGAATCCAGACAATGATAAAAAAGTATCAAGGTTGCTTGGCCTAGCCATTGATGAATGGTCAATAAAAACTGATTTTATATCATAAGCACAAAGATAAACTGGCGCGTATAGAACCCATAATGCTAAAACGAGATTGAATGTGAATCTATCAGTATTTGCTATAAAAATCCTTAGCATTGGAGTTAAGGCATAAAAAAACAATATTGCATACATAAACCACAAGTGGAAGTAGGCTGGTTTGTTAATCAATGAAAAGATATCGTTATGCTCTTTCCAATTATTGAAGTCAAAGCATATATAGAAAAAGCTCCATGCTAAAAGTGGAATTAAAACTTTGCTTGCTCTCTTTTTCATGAAAAATGAGCATCCTTCTTCCCTTCCTAACAGCAAGTACCCAGAAATCATAAAAAAAACAGGGACTGAAAATCTCGAGATATTGTCATAAAATAAAGCCACTGACCAGTAGATATGAAAGCATATAAAATAAGTTGACGAAGTATGAAGGACCACGACCATAAACATTGAAAGTATTCTCAATATATCAATGTTTATATTTTTATATTTATTTTCCATTTTTTCTTCCTGATAATTTTTAGGCACAATATAGCATTAATGCTAATCATTCATAAGCCCTGAGGGATAAAAACAGATGGCAGAGCCTATCGTCATTTCCGGCGTGCTAACCGATCCGCTCGGCGCTGTACTGGCCGGAACCCGCATCACGCTAACCAGCACCATTAATTCTGCATCCGTCCTCAAAAACCAGACCGTCAGCATTGTGACTGATGCTGATGGCAACTATTCCTTTTCGCTGCTGCCAGGCGGCTACAGCGCGACCGTGGAATACTCGCGCGGCGGTCGGCAGGTGCTGGGCCAGTTCAATCTGCAGGAAGGCAGCGCGCCGGGAAGCCTGAACGACTACATCCTGTACGGCGAACCGGTATTAGCCGATCCGGTCATCTATAACGCTATCCGCAACATTCACAGCAACGTTACCAGCGTATCTGGCGAGGTGCGTACCAGCGCCGATAACGCGGCGTCGGCAGCAAAGACTGCTTCGGATGCGGCGCAGGGTGTGACAGCGGATAAAGACGCTGCCACGGCTGCGGTTCTTGAGGCTCAGGCGCATGCAGATACAGCAGGAACGGCGGCCAGCGATGCGGCGGCAGCGCGCGATGAAGCGTTGACCGCCAGCAGCGCGGCAAAAGAGCTAATCACCACAGCTGGCGTAATGCCGGACATTGCTACCGGCCTGGCGAAAACTGCGAGCGGCGATTCATTTGCCGTGGCGCAGGGAACCGGATCGGATACGGCCTTCATCTACTACCGGAATAATGCAGGAACAGCGGTGGCAATTGCCGATGCGCCGGGCGTATCTGCTGTTACCAAAGCGCAGGCGGCATCTGAGGCGGTCGCGGCGCGCACTGGCGGTCTGAATACGACTGCAGCGAGCATGAACCCGTTCGAGATAATGGACTCGGACGGAAAGGGCGTGCTGACGATGGATACGGCCGGTAAGTTCAACATGCCGGGTGGCGTGACTTCTCCAACTGTGGAGACTGACAGCCTGGCGGCCACAGCAGTGACGGGCGACACGGTAACGGCAGGCGCGCTGGAGTCAAAAACGCTTCAGTACGACGGTGGCGCTCAGCTTGATATGTCCGGCGTCAGCGGTTACCTGATGGCAATCACGGATTCGCAGGGCCGAATTATTCACGGCTGGAAAGAGGATACAGGCCAGCAGGAATACCTTGGCTTCCCACTGAAGAACAAAACCGGGCTGCTGAACAACGACTTTTTCTATATCGGCGACTCCATCACAGCGTTCACGGAAACTACCTCTGCCGCGTACAACAGCACCTCGCGCAATGAAGCCCCGTGCGTCTGCCAGCAGGGCTGGCCCATCTGGGCCGAAATGATGAGCGACGGCCGCATTAAATACGCCGGGATTTCAGCCACCGGCGGCTACCGCGCCGACCAGATTCTGGCGACGCACGTACCGAATGCCGTAGCCGCCGCGCCTACATTCTGCGTCGTGCTGGCTGGCCGAAACAACGTGGTACAGAGCTATACCTATGCCCAGACCGCCGCTGACCTGCAAAGCATTTATCTGACGCTGCGCAAAGCCGGGATTACGCCGGTGCTGTGCAGCATGCCAGCGCAGAGCGGTAACACCGACGCGCAGAACCTGCTGCGCTACCAGATTAACGAGTTTATCCGGGCCTATGCCGAAGCCAACCAGCTGCCGTTTGTGGATTTTCACAAGGCGACCACCGATCCGCTCACGGGCGAATGGTACAGCGGCTGGAATTATGACGCCTCGCACCC